TCATAGTATCTTGGTATAAGAAACCTGACTACATCAATATTATCTTCCTGTATAAGAAGTCTGTATATAGGCCACACATTTATAGAACGGTCATTAAGTACGTAAACAATATACATCCTTATACCTCCCTGTAAGAGAATACTACATCACCATTCTCGTCAAGTGATAGGGAGTACCCATATAAAGCACTACCTCCGCCATCGTCGTAATAAAACGTGTTTGTGTTTGCTATTCTTAGTAACAAAGTATTGTCAGCTACTACCACACCGCACTCAATTCTATCAACGGTTAAATCCGGCATGATGTTCGTAAAGATACCGGTTGATGTGAGCCACACCGTGTCTCCGGGAAGCCAAGTCTGTCCTGATGTAACGAGACTTGTATCTACGCCCGGAAGAATGCCGAAAGAATACATATGAACCACATCCCCGATGTTTGCTGCTTGAGCTGAAAAACCTACGACAGTGTTCTTATCTACATCGTCTGCCTTAGCTACACCTACCGTTGGATATCCACCATCTTGTGAAACAATGTAAAGCGGAGAACCTACTAAAAGCACCTCAGTTGCTTTCACGGATGTTTGAATAGCACCATTTACATGAAACACACTAACACCATCTGCACGACCTATAAGAAGGTTTTGCTGTACGGCATCCCAACGTAGTTTTCCTGCTACAGCTGTCGTATCGGCTGGATTCAAATCATACACGGTATACACCACATCGTGATGCATTTCCTTACGTAAATCCGTAGTGAGTATTTTCATGAATTTATCAGTAGTGGAGGACTGCAGGGAGAAAACATCTCCCTCGTTAAGCGCAGTTGTCGGGTCACTGTCACTGTACATCTCCAATAAAATATCAGGGTCCATATTATCTCCTATTTTAAAAACTATAGCACACTTTGTATGCCGTTGTCAAGTCTGGCTAACTGTATGTTATTTCCAATATTTGATTGTTCAATCGATAATTCCCAGTATGGTCCCTACCTATATAAAGCTTGGTAATGTCCCCATCAAGAAGGATATTTTCACCATATACGTGGGTGACACCTACATCAGTGTACCCCAAGATATGCTTCTCATTCAGTATCTCGTCAAACGTACCAAACACACCTACTCTATCTCCGTCATTGAATACAAGTGTAGTGCCACCAACCACTGCAGTTACTGTATGAGTATCTGACTCGTATGACAGACTGAAATCCAACTCATTGTCTGGTACTGCAAGACCGGTAATATCTAAATCTTTTACAACAGATACTCCCCAACCAGTAAGAATAATCCGTATCACGTCATAATACAGGCCGATAATAAGATGATTACTCTCATCTGCATACAGTTCAGCAATAGTAAGAAAGCGTTCCGGCCTATTATAAATATCAACAGTTCCCGATACAGTAGAGACAGCGGCTGTTATTTCTTCCCCACCTGCATCATAAGTAGTTTCATAGTATGGTGGAATGAAGTCAGTCTTTGTAAGCGATATATTTTCTGCATCGACAGGAGTAAATGTTATCGTTTCTCCGTCCGTAGTAAATACGAGAGCATTACTGGTAAACACGCCGTCAGTGTATTCATTCGGTGTTGCAGTACCATATGAGCATTCAACGGAACCAGCAGAACACTGTAGTACGTATGTACCGGCAGTCAAAGTTATTGAGTTTGTACTAAGCGGGTAGATATTTGTAAACGACTCACCAATCCAACCATTTCTTCCATACCTACCTGAGATATAAGAGGCACTATTCAATCCTGTCTTTGCTTTTATAGTCTCAAGTGTATAAGAGTCACTACCAATGGTAGTAGGTATAATAAGTTTTCCAACAGTGCCATCAGACACCCATACAGTATCATCGTCATTCAATACCTCAGATTTTGTTGTTTCACCACTTAGGACAGAAAATAACTCAGAATATAGAATGGGCTCAGAACCACCGGGTGAAATATACCACCTATGTTCAGGGAATTCTTCCCCAAATGTATCAACTGACACTGCTTGGAATGTATCGGAAGTAACCAGATGCCAGTCTGCTGCATTAAACGACTCATCGGACCCTCTTGACACGTCCGCAATGTACATATTGATTCCGCGTCTCCATAGGTCTCCCTTGATGTAGGGTGTAGTGGGCTGTTCCTCGTTGAATATCTGGTTGTTCTTGGAGCTTGATACCACCGCCTGAAGTGCTGATATAGAACGAGAGGTTTTGTCAGGTATATTGACTCCCCTGCTCGCATTGCCTGCACTCACCACGATAGGGTCCCATGTGGCAAAACTACTAAGATTATAAATAGCCTCATCGTATTTGACAGCTGTGATGGTGGCAGTCAAGTCATCGCCGCAATCAATGTTGGTAATTAGTAGGTCATCTGTCTCCTGTTGGTATAAACCGAACGCAATAATGTCTCCAGCCTCAAAGAGATGTGTATTTCCTTGAGGACTGTCAAGTGTAAGTATGTTTGTATTGGCATACCCACCGGCATATGTAAGTCCTGCAGTATTCAATAAATACGGGCCACGAATAGTAAAACTTCCATCAGGTAACTTTGTACGTACCTGAATACCACACTGAACACCTTCCTCAACAGTTACATACTCATCAAGAAAAACTCCTGTGATGGCTCCTGAGCCTAGAATCAACGAGGCTATACGTGCTGAAGCAAGACCAATGAGAGGTACATCATGCTGGAGTCGTATCCTGTCACCTACCGTACAAACCAGATACTCAAAATCCGTGGTGAACGTGAACATCTCCTGTCTCAAGGTCTTTACGTTGTAATAGTATTCCCCGAAGCGTCTTGCGTTTCTCTCATCTGTTATATAGGTAAGTGTGGCCTCATCAAATTTGTGTGGTGTCATACCATCAGGAAATACAGTCTTTTCATCAGACTGATACCCAACATCCTTATTGGTGAACTTTACACGGATACCATCAAACGGCTCATTGAAACTTCTCTGCGAAGTAAAGTCATGACTGTTACGGGGAGTAAACAATTGTACTGCTGTTTTTGGCTTATCAACAACAATACTGTACAGTCCGTCGCGAATGACAAATGTGGCACGACCGGTAGTGGCAATCTTCTCAAGCTCTTCCTTCACGGTGGACATTGAAGTCACAACACCGTTACATGTGTACCCTATTTCCTCACAAAACTCGTACCACTCGGCCATGGCATCCCAGTCGATAGGAATGGTGTCAGGATTTGTCCAGCCGTTTGTACCTAATGGATACCTGTTTGTAATGCTGTTGGTTAGCAAATCAACCATAATAGCAGCAGGGTTACTTGAATAACCGGGAACCCACTTCTCATACTCATGCTCGGCAGTAGAATGGCTGTCATATACCCTGCACCCCTGTCTGATTGTACAGTTAAGATTGCTTATGGTGCCGTTGAGTTGGTCTGTTGCCTTTATCTTCAATGCAAGGAACGTAAAGTCATTCTTTACCAAATCTGATACCGGTTCAAGTGGGTCGCCATTTTCATCAACCTTATGCACAACAATATTATTGATATATACAGTGTTGCAACCTTCCTCAGAATTGAGGTCTTTGTCAACCTTCTCAAATTTCAGCATCCATTGACCGGGTTGCGGAAATGTATACTCCCACTTCTTGTCCCTATTGTATTGGGTCTTGTACTTATCAAATTTACAAATAGTTGGCAGTGTGTACCAAGTAGTGTCAGTGGTGAGTTTTACTTGTACCTGCACAGAAACTGATTTTTCTGTCTTGGTATTTCCTGAAAGACCGTACAATCCTTGCGGCACCGATAAGGTAAATTCAGCCTTACTGACTGAGTCAGGAGTGGTTACTATTACAGGAATACTAGCACCATATTGTATTTCCCTTTGAATACTCAACTCATTCACAAGCTTCGGATATGGTGACACGGAAAAGTCACCGTCCGTAATTATTCGTGCATCTACACCAGTGTACACTTCTGCATCAAACAATGCTCCTATAGCTACTGTAGCAGTCGGTGTGGTCTCATCTACTATATCATTATTTGTAGCAATGGTAACCGTATATGTAGTGGAATTTAAAACAGTAAACTCTTTGTTGTTCTGTGGACGTGAAAACCCAGTAAGGGTAATCTTGGTAATCTTTGTACCGTCCTTTAATGTACGAAAAGTATCTATCGATTGCCCGTCAAGCGAGAGTTTCTCAACAACAGCAGTAGTGTCAGTCAACTTCGTCATCTTTGCCCTGCACAGGTTCATGGTCCTTCTCTCAAACAACATATTGTCACCAATTGATATATTGTCAACGATGAGTGGTTTTTGCCCCAATACATACAGTTGGTGGAGATAATGGGTATCCGCCTTATCGTCTTTCTTTGATTCTACAAGAGAAGTATAATCAGGTGCAGCAAAAGCAGGGGCAATAAAATGTTCGCCAAATATTACAGGAACCGGGGACCATACATCCTTGCTGCCGTTTCCACCACGCATGGTCTGTGCTTCTTGGTCACCGAAAGTAGTACTACTTATATATCCCTCAGCAGCTAGAAGAGACCCAGACATCATCCATATCCCAGCTATAACCGCACCTGCCGGTCCACCAATTGCCACACCAATTGCTAATCCGGCAACCATAAGCGCAGCTCCACCAATCATCTTCCATGTGTTCTCGTCACCCTCTGGAACAAGTTTTACACATACAATATCGTCATCTGATGGTATAAAATCATAATCTTCTACAATTGCATCCCCCACTATGAATCGTGCGTTCTCAATAGGAAGTATCGGGGAAGTTTGTTCGTAGGCTTCACGCAACGAAACACCTGACTCAATGTCTTTTATGGTCAGTTCTGATTTGAACGGATGCTCTTGTATGTGCAACTTATACACGATAGTACTCCTTCTTTTGAAACCGTTTCAAGTATACTGAATTCAATCTCTCGTAGATTACTCCACGATGCTCTGTAGCATGCAATATGCCGTGCTGCCAATAAACCCCTACATGAGTTGGCTTTCCTTGATGGAATAGCAGCACAACATCACCGTCAACTGGACTATGTACTTGCTCACCTGCCAACAATGGCTGCTTCTCTTCTATTAACGATACAGCATTATCACCAGAATATATATCGTTAAGAATAGGCAATTGATTACCAAATACTTCCCTCTCTACCAGATAGACAAGACCATAACAATCAAGCCCATCCCTGTCTCTTCCGTTACGCTTGTACGGAATACCTATATACTCGTCCATATTAAAACAATGCCGGGAAGTAATAGGGGGTTTTAATCACTCTAGGGAATGCCCCATCCAGATGATTACCGGTTGACAATTCAGCCTGAAGGCTCATGCTGTTATAGCTTACTTTCTTAAGTTGAAAATTAAAAGGGCCTGCCTCCGGGTCCGAATCTGGTGCAGATGCCAAAATAATGCAAAAAGATATTTCCGGAATATCCTCGGCTTTTCTCATTACCTCGATGATTTGTCTATCCACTGCATCAATGGTAATGGTAGCTGCAGTTATCTCATCCCCCTCTGCAGGAAGAGTAATGCGGAATGCTAGGGGGAGATATGTAGTGCCATTCCTTATGATTCGCTGTGTATTGTTTACAAAGTAATAATGCTCAAGTATACCGTCTATGGTAAGTGATATGTCGAGCAAGAATAAAAATACTTCTGATGTCTGTTGTGCTCCTACTGCGGCAAGAGCAGCAGTACTCATTTTTCTAGCCATTCAATCCTCCTATACAGGCAGTATCTCCATAGAGATAGTTACCTCGAAATCAAGTCCATGTGGTGATGCGTTGTACATGCTGGTGAACCTGCAATTTGATACCGCTCGTGTAACCGGGTGTTTCCATGTAAAGATATCAGCGCCATAATGGATGTCTCGTTTAAAAAACGTAACAAATTCTTCAAACTGTGTCTTGGTCATAACCAGTGAGATGTTGAATTCCTCCGGCACGGCTGTGTAGCGAAGCCGGACCTTTGCGGGTCCAGCCTCCATGTCCGTACGTATCAAAGGATTCTTGGTTGTCTGTGTATACCCGTCTTGGTCCACGTATTGTGGAAGTGTCGAAGGCCAACTTATCATTATGAAACTCCTCTATTGCTCAAGCCATATCTGGACTTCAGTGTCCTGTCGTACTCACCGTTTGCCATACCGTTGTTGACGATACGCTTGATGATTACCTCGATGTTCTTTCCACCATCAGCATTGGTAGTTTCAGATACCTCGGCTTCAGTCTCTACACCACTCTGGTTAACGATATTCACCGTCACTGGAACAGCTATGGTGTTTCCGTTACCGGAACCTGTCACATTTACGCCAAGCCTACCGCTGGAGTCTCTGGCAAGAGGAAGAATAGCTTCCGTACCAAGCTCTCCGCCTATGTTAAGACCGCTGGCGGTATTGAATACTGTAGGCATGTTGAGAATTCTTCCACGGTCAAAAGAATCACCCTTTGCACTCTGGTTCAAGTTGCTTGATGTAGTGGTGCCGTCAACATTTCCGTTGACCCTACCATTAACATAGCCTTTTCCAAGAGCAGCTACACCGGATGCAGCTATAAGACCCAAACCCCACTGCCATTGTCCCGCACCAATAAGCTGTAGCCCCGCGTTTAGTAGTAGCTGAGGAAGAGCGTCTATAATGGCCGCCATTACATTTTGCATAGTGCCAGCAAAAGCCTCTCCCCAAGTAGCACCTTCAGCCATTGCATACCCAACTTCCTCAAGCTGTGAAATCAATGCGTCGAAGCCAGTATTGGCAATACCATCAAGCACTCCTTTAAGTACCTTAGCATTCTCAACCTTATCATACATAGCTTTATTAGCGTCTATCTCAGACTGCCCGATATTTGCTTCCTCTCCGGCTTTCTGTATCTTATCATACATGTCTTGTCTTGGGTTTCTAAAAAACACATCAGATACACTGCCAATTTCTTTTGTTATATTGCCCCAATTATCAGTACCTTCTTCTTGCAGCCCAATCAGCTCTTTATACTTCTTGATAAGCTCAGTAATAATCTCTATGTCACTCTTTGAAAATAACTTCAATGCTTCCTTATCACCAAGAATCTTCTCCCAGAACCCAACCATTATCTCTTCGGTACTCTTACCAAAATTCTCTATTTCTACAGTAAGTGATGATAATTGGGATTTAGCAGCATCAACCATTGTATCAGTGGAAGCATTACTAAACAACTCTGAAAACTCCTTGTTGGCAGCAAGAGTGCTCATAAACACAGCATACTCTTTACTAGAGTAAATTAATCTCTTAGTGGCCTCATCTGCCTCAAATATCTCTTTAGTTATACTCTCAAATGTTTTAGGTATCTCATTACCCAAAGCAATATAGTCTTCTTTTGTCATACCTTGAAATTTTACTGTTTCTGTGAGATATTTGGTCGAGCCTTTTTCTGGGTCAAGAATTTTCCCCCAAGGAGAAGTGGAGTATGTGCTTATGGCCCCAGACACTTTAGATAAATCATCAAGCAAAGGGATACTCGCTGTACCACTACCACTAATTTCTTGTAACTCTTTAATAGTATTAGTATAAGATTTTAATTGCCTCAGCCCTTCGATTTGCGCGCTAGTAAAGTTATTCTGCCTGTATGTCACCTCCTCAAGTGCATCAGAAGTCAATAAAAGTGTATTTTTCTGAGCTATTAAGTCTGCCTCAACTTCTTTAAACTTAAGAGTAGCGAAATTCTGTTTCAAACCAGAGATACTGTCCTTCACCTTATCATAGTATTCGGTGTTAACAAGTTCTTTAAGCAGTGCGTCAACCTTATTATTAAACTTCTCTACCTCACTGACATCTACTTCTGCTATTTGTTTG